TTAAAAGAAGCAGCAGACCGTACAGCCACAAGTGCTGGTGACGGAACCACAACGGCTATTGTGCTGACAGAGGCTATTGTTAGACAGGGCCAGGATCTGTTGAGCGAGAAGCACAACGTGACAGAGGTGATCAAAAACATTAACAGTGTTTCCAACGGCATCATCCACAGCCTGGAGAGATCCTCCAAGAAGGTGAGTGGAAAGACGCTGCACAACGTGGCATCGATATCGGCAAACAACGACAACGAGATCGGTAAGATCATATCAAACGCGTACACCAAGGTTGGTAAGAACGGCATCGTTACAATCGAGAACTCACAGACGGCAGATACGTACTCAGAGTTCACAAACGGTATCAAGATTGGAAGGGGTTACACGTCTAACATGTTCGTGAACGACTTCAAGAACGACGAGTGCATCATGGACGATGTCTTGGTGCTGGTTACAGATCAGGAGATATCCAATATCCTTTCGATAGAGGGGGTTCTGAAGACGGTGATACAAGAGAACAAGAAGCTGCTCATCATTGGGCCATGCAACCAGAACGTGATCAACACGTTGGCAGTTAACGTGGTGAAGAACAAGCTGAAGTTCTGTAACATCGCACCTCCAGAGTTCGGGTACAAGATGAACGAGCTGATGAGCGACATCGCTATATCGCTTGGGGCCAAGTACTTCTCGGAGAGCACAGGAGATGACCTGAGTCTTATAACAATCGAGGACCTAGGCAAGGCAGACAGGATCATTATAGGTAGAGACACCTCGTCCATCATCAAGCCAGCGAGCAAGGACAAGGAGGTAACCGACAGGGTTGCTCAGTTGTGGGTAGCTCACGATGCTGCACAGAAGAAGCAGGACAAGGAGTTCATCAAGCACAGGATCGCCAGCCTGACAGGTGGAATCGCTGTTATATACGTTGGAGGAAACTCGGACCTGGAGCAGAAGGAGAGAAAGGACAGGGTGGACGACGCGGTATGTGCTGTAAGATCGGCACTAGAGGAGGGAATCCTTCCAGGAGGAGGACTGGCACTGTTCAACGAGTCATACAGGATCATCGCTGATGCTGACGACATGATAGAGGACATCAGCCCAGAGAAGTACGTGGCGATGCAGATCATGGCCAGGGCTATACAGGCTCCTCTGTTACAGATACACGAGAACGCAGGGAACGACGGTTACGACATCATGGAGCAGTGCGCATCAGATGCCAACACTGGGTACGACGTGAAGAACGACGTGTACGGTGACATGTACGAGATGGGGATCATCGACCCGCTGAAGGTGACGAAGAACGCACTTAAGAACGCAGTAAGTGTGGCCACAACAATACTTAGTACTAACGCAATAATAACAATGACACGAGCATAATGGGAACAACACTTAGTAACGGATCACCACTTTATGGAACAACAGGTTCAACACAAATAAGTTGGCCAACACCAGAGAAAAAAATCAAACAGGTAAAGGTTGCGATATTTAACGTGACAAGGGACGAGAATTACGAGATAATAGACTCTAAATTTTCTCAAGAGCTATGGGTATGTAAAAAGAATAACGTATCACTAGAGGTAGCAACGATGAAGCAGCTAGGATTTGTAATAGATCCAGACAAGGAAGTCATAAAAGAAATATTATCAATAACACTATAGTATGCAGCCAATAAATAAATACCTAGTAATAAACACAATAGAAGAGCAGATCAGGACCCAGTCGGGTCTGCTGCTCACTGGAAACGAGACCGACCAGTTCAGGTACAAGAAGGGAGAGGTTGTGAAGCCTGGAACCAATGTGGACTGCGTGAAGGAGGGAGACATAATATACTACGACAAGAACGCTGGATACACGATGCTGGTAAACGACATCAAGTACACGGTGATCCTGGAGAGGGACATAGTCGTAGTCCTCTAGATCTTCTGATCCTCGATATCCCTAAGCCTCTTGAGCTCCTTACGCGTACGATTCATCTTACGAATAATGGGCCTGGAGGCTTTCTCTGTGTAAGACGCGTCCTTCCTGAACATTGGGTTGGATACAGGGTTCTCTGAGACGTGTACCTTTAGCTCGATCATGTGATATATGTCTGTGACCATCTTCTTAGTCTTGTAGGAGGCCTCATACAGGGCAGCCTCACCGTTCTTGTTCGGCCTCCACAGGCTGATCCAGCCGTCGGCTATCATTCTCTTGAATCGGTCCTTCTCCCAGGTGAGTCCAGACTCGAACTCCCAGAACTGTCTGTGACGGAAGTATCCCTCGCTGTAGACGAAAAGGAGTATGTCGATATCGGATGTGCTTAGGTTGTACTTGTTGCGGATGAGCGTCTTTATTGCCCTCCAGTACTTGAGGTAGTCTGCGTATGGCTTGTATTTCATTTGATTTATATTATTATCTTTGCAAAGATAAAACATTTATGATGACACGAAAAGACGGTAGCACCTCTAAGAGAGGTTTATGGGACAACATCAGAGATAACAAGGGATCTGGAAAGAAGCCTACTAAGGAAATGCTAGAGCAGGAGAAGAAGATCAAGAAGAAGGCTGCGCAGTACGAGTCAGCGAAGTCATTGAATGGAAAGATGTCATACTTAAAAGGTAACGTAAAAAAATAGAGTTATGCCATTAAAAAAAGGATCAAGTCAGAAGGTAATATCTTCTAACATAAGAACAGAGATTAAGAGTGGTCGTCCACAAAAACAAGCAATAGCAATCGCCCTGTCTAAGGCAGGTAAATCAAAGAAAAAATGAAAAAAGTAGTAGCAACAAAGCCAAAGGTAGAGGCGGTAAAAAAGGAGAAGAAAGAGAAGTTTGACTTCATGAAGATGATCGCTAAGAAGAAAAAATAATGCCAGGAAGAACAGCTAAATATTACGCTGCTAATCCAGAGGCGAAGAAGAGGCACAACGACTACCAGAAGGAGTACAACAAGTCCCCAGATCAGGTAAAGAAGCGTGTCGAGCTTAACGCTATTAATAGAAAACGTGGCACGTACGGTAACGGAGACGGACTAGATGCGAGCCACACAAAGAATGGCATAGTGATGAAGAAGGCTTCATCAAATCGCGGATCAAAGTGCGCGATGCCTGGAGACAAGAGAGCAAGAGGAACTAAAAAATAAAAAAATCATGGCATACAAGAGAGGATTACCTACATTTAACAAGGACACAGAGATAGTTGGAAACCCAAAGGGGTACGAGAAGGAGACTTCTCCTCTAAAGACTGGACCTTATGAAAAAAAATTAGATACAGTTGGATCTGGATCTACTAAAACTGTTAGAATGATCTCTGGATCTGGAGAGATTCTAGGTCAAGAGAGACTTGGAACTACAGCTGCAAAAAAATTATCAGAGAAGTTCGCAAAGGAGAAGGAGTACACCAAGCAGAGAAGAACTATAAGTAAGGAGTTCTTAGAGTCAAGAGAGATGACAGGAAAGGTTGCTAAAAAGAAGTAATATGCTACTAGGAGACAGAATAGAAAAGATAACAACAGCAACTGGAATAAAAACAGTTGTTGAGAAGGTTGCAAAGGCAGCGAACAAGGACTGTGGATGCTCTAAAAGAAAGCAAGCACTGAATAACCCAGATCTACTAATTAATAAAATATTAAAGTAATGGCATATCAAAAATTACAACAGACTAGAGCTGTCGCAGTAGTAAAGTCTGACACAGTAAATATACAATCTCCAAATGGCAGCGTAGCAGGAGCATCAGATGCATGCGTACTGTACACTGGATCAGGTGGTACAATTCGTGTACTTACTGCAGGTGGAGATGACGTAACACTGGTATCAGTTCCAGCAGGAGTTGTACTTCCGTTGCAGATAGTTAGAGTATTCTCAGCAACAACAAGCGCAACTGGCATGGTTGCTTTATGGTAAGATGAGCAGGGAGCAGATAGACTCGATACTGAACAAGTTTATAAGTAGGAAACTACTTGTTTTTTTTATAGCTTGTATGGCATTATTTGCAGGTGATCTAACGTCTCAGGACTGGGTTGTTATAGCTACGGCATATGTTAGCATTCAAGGATTTACGGACATAGTAAAGTCACTGAAGAGCTAATGGAATTTCAAGAAAAAGAAAGACTGGATAGAATGGAGCAACACCTTCGTCTAATTAAAGAGGACCTACAACACATATCTTCTGCACTTGTTGGCTCTAAAGTAAACGGAAACAAGGGGGTTATATCTGATATCGATAGTATAAAGCACGACATAGAAGCTCTAAAGGAGAAACTAGAATTTATAGAACTTGACATGGCTAAGAAGTCAGTCTATATAGGTCAACTAAAGTTTGTAGCTGGACTATTAACGGCAGGACTAGTAGGAACTATAATTAAAATCTTATCAAAATGAAAATAGAGGTAAAGAGACTGCACAGAACGAGCAACTCGACGATAGGTGAGCTAACCATTGACGGAAAGTTTGAGTGTTACACACTGGAGGATGTTGAGAGAGATGTAAAGATAAAGGGAGAGACAGCAATAGCCAAGGGGACGTACAAGGTTATAATTAACCAGTCCAATAGATTCAAGAGACTACTTCCGTTACTGATAAATGTTCCAAACTTTGAGGGAGTGCGTATTCATGCAGGTAACTCGAACCATGACACAGAGGGATGTATACTTGTTGGTCAGAACAGATCATTGGACTATATAACAAAGTCAAGGAAGGCGTTCGACTCTTTGTTTAAAAAGATGCAGAAGGCAAAGGATATAACCATAACCATATCATGACAAATCATAACAGGAACTATATATACTTCTGGATATGCGTGTTGCTATCAACATTCGCAGTGCTGCTAGCATCTTGTTCTACTAGGAAGGTAGTGATAGATGAGGTTAAGAAGGATTCTGTGTCGCAAATATCGGTTAAAATTGCGACAAAAGAGGTTGTTGATGTCAAGAACGAGACAGACATAGTCATAGACGAACTTGTAATAACTCCAATAGACACGTGCAAGGACATAGTTATAGACGGTAAGGTGTACAAGAACGTAGTTTTAACGTATAAAAAGACAAAAGACAGGTCTATATATACAGAGAAAAAGATAGTGTCTAAGATCGAAGATAAGCAACAATCAACAAAAGTTGTTGAGAAGACAAAGAAAAAAGAGGTTGAAAGAAAATCTTTCAGCTTTATTTGGATAATAATAATATCATTTATAATAGTAGTATGGCTAAACAAACAGTATCTATTAAGTCTGTTAAGAAGGATATAAATAGACCAGGAGTACACTCTAAATCAAAGACATCATCTTTGAAACAAAGCAAGAACTACAAGAAATCCTATAAAGGACAAGGAAGATGACAAAGATAAGTATCTATCAGATAGATGATTACGTAACAGCGGATGACAAGTGGATAGGTACTGACGTAAATGCGTATAATAAAACTAAGAACTTTACGCCAAGAAAGGTAGCGAAGTACTTTAACGAGAACGAGGTGATAGACACGTCGAACTCTATAAGATACAGGTACGACACCATTGCTATTACGGACTCTCGTAAGCAGGGAACGCTGTCATTTCAGACAGAGATAGGGGCCACTGTTCCTATAGACACCATAACCACATTTATACTTAGTAAGGATACCCAGGGAGGTAAGGACGTTAGCAACTTCCTAAACATACTTCCTACAACAAAGGTGATACTTCACAAGTCCAACGACATAGACATATTTGGTCTATTTAGAATAGTTAGTGTAACTGACTATATAGTAGACCCAGGATTCTTTGTTGTTACACTAGAGTTCTTGCATGGTAATGGAAGCCTAGAGGAGGACAAGGACTACATCATATCTCTTATAGATCTTCAGAATATAGTACAAATACCTCAACTAATTAAGGAGACGTTCGACTACGAATCAAGCAACTCATTCACGTTAGATAACGTAATAAACAACGTGCTTCAAGTTATTGTTAACACCACGTCACTACATCCAGAGGCTTACAGTTACACACTACCAAGCACTGTTACAGTGATAAATGATCTGTATGCTGGTGACGTTATAACTGTAGTGTATAATTACATAGAGGAGTTCTTAGAGGTTCCAGACCTACAGAGGGTTACAGACGAGGGATCTGTTACAACAAACTCAATAACAGCTGATTCGTTTATAAAATCTGGAGGTATATCAACAGAGTACCTTATGGCTGACGGAAGTATTAATTCTGACATACTAGTTAAAAAAACTGGCGACACAATGTTGGGCGACCTGATACTTAACGAAGATCCATCGACAGCACTAGGAGCGGCAACAAAGCAGTACGTAGACAATATTTCATCAGGTATTAACTTCCACTTTCCAGTGGTAGTCGCAACAGATGTGTCATTGGTAGCTACATACGATAACGGAGTAGATGGTGTGGGAGCTACACTAACAGGACCGTCAGTAGGTGTACTAATGATAGATGGTGAGACTCCTGCATATTTAGATAGAATTTTAGTTTGGCAGCAGACAGACCCTATTGAGAACGGGATATATGATCTAACTATAGTAGGAGACAGTGTGACTGTGTACCAACTAACAAGATCATCAGATGCTGATAATAGTCCTCCAGGTGAGATACACTATGGAGACTATACGCTTGTGTTGTCAGGAGATACAAATGGGGGGTTCGGATTCATATGTAACACCCCAGGTGTGATAAACATTGGAGTGACACCGATTAGTTATATTCAGTTTAACTCTGCCCAGGCAGTAACTGCTGGTTATGGATTAGAGGAGTTGAATCCAAATGTAATATCAATTGATCCACTAGTAACACAGGAGAAGATAACTCTTACAACAACAGGTTCTGGTGCAGCTACATTAGTTAGCAACACACTTAATATACCTACACTACCACAAGCAACAACAAGTGTTAGTGGGTACTTATCTTCAACAGACTTTACTACGTTTACAAATAAAGAAAACTCTGCAAACAAACAGGACTCATTAGCAGCAGATGGAACAGGAACTAAGTTCCCTACAGTTGACGCTGTTAACGCTGGCATAACTAATTCTAACTATTGGACTAAAACAGGTAATGATATAAAAAACAACAATACTGGTGGAGTTGTTAAAGTACAAGGTGGAACGGGTTTATATTATGATGATGCACTTCAAACTGTTGTAAGTAATGGTACAGTTGGTTTTAGTGTTAAAAATGGAGGAGATTTATCTGCACAATATATATCTTGTGCTAGTCTATCAGCTGGATTTGCAGGAGTATATTCAAGTGGAGGATTATCCGTAGTATCAGGAGGTATTAGATTTCCTTTTGTGACTAAAACATCTAATTACACACTAGGCAGTGATTATTTTATTAATTGTAATGGAACTTTTAATATAACACTTCCAGCAGCGACTGCTATAAATGGAGCAATGCCTCCAGGAAGGTTTTATAAAATAAAGAATAGTGGAACTGGAGTTATAACAATATTAACTACATCGTCTCAAACTATTGATGGGGCGTTGAGTTATACATTAAATCCAAATTCTTTTATTGAATTAACACCAAATATAACGCAATGGTTAATTACTTCAGAAAAAGGAGAAACAATAAACAGACTTGTAGTTGAAACAGCATCACCATACTCACTAACAAATGCAGACAGTGGAGGAATAGTTATATTCACAGCATCTACAACATTAACAATACCAACAGGACTTGCTGATGGATTCGAGTGTACGTTTGTAACACTTGCTGGTGTGACACTAACTGTTACTTCTACAGGTAATACATTGAATAACGCTATTGGTAATGTATTACCATCACAATCAAGTTTTATATTAAAGAGAATGATAGCAGCAAACACATTCATAGCAACAGGAAATATATGATAAAAATAAAAAAATACCAGATTGAGGACTACATATCAGATGCCACGCAGGACGCATTAGACCTAAAGGCTGACCTTGTAAATGGTAAAGTACCAGCAAGCCAGCTTCCGTCATTCGTGGATGACGTTATAGAGGTTGCGAACTACGCATCACTACCAATACCTGGAGCGACTGGGGTTATATACATAACGCTAGACAACAACAAGGTGTTCAGGTGGACTGGTAGCGTGTATGTTGAGATAGCCTCTGGGGTTACGAACCTATCGTACACACCTGGTGTATCTAATGGAACTGTAAACAGTGATACAGGTTCTGATGCAACAATACCACTAGCTGGTACTGTGAACGCTGGTCTATTCTCAGCAGCAGAGAAGTCTAAGTTAGGCGGTCTTGAACTACAAAATCTTCAACAGGTTGTAAATATAGGAAATGCAATAGTATTGCCATCAAATAAAAATAGAGGTATTGATATAACTATTGCTGATTTACAAAATCAATATTCTAATGGCGTCAGAGTAACTTTAGATGCTCAAACAGGTACATATTCCAACAACGATGCGTTTGTTGCGGCAATGAATGGACAGAATCCTGGTAGTTTGCCATATGCTGTTGGTGGATTTTATGCTGTCGTTACTGGGGCTGATAATTATTCTTTTGTATCTGAACATAATACTGGTACTGCTTCTTCTTCGCATTATTTTGCAAGCAATGCAGCAGGAATAACAAGTGATTTTGCTTCTTTTAATACAAATAATGTAAATGTTTTTAAAGTAGATAGTTCTGGAGAATTAACTGCTGCAAAATTAATAAAAGAGGGTGGTTCACCTTCTGAAATATTAGCAGCTGATGGCTCGGTAATAACTGCTGGAACAAACATAACAATATCAGGAGGAACTATATCATCAACTGGCGGCGGAGGTGGCTCTCAGGATCTACAAAATGTTACAGATATAGGAGCAACTACTACTAATGGCATAACTATTACTGTTGGAGATGGCGGAGGGGATGGTATTACTTCATTTTCATCACAGGGATATGGTGTATATGGAGAATCAAATGAAACTTTCGGGGTTTATGGAACTTCACCATCGGCAACAGGTGTTTATGGAACTTCAGATAATGGATATGGTGTTCAAGGAAATTCTGAATCAGGAGTAGCTGTATATGGTAGTTCTCAAGAAAATATTGGTGTACAAGGAAATTCAGTATTTGGAACAGCTATATCTGCATACTCTGAATATGGCACTGGGCTGTATGCTGCATCTGAATCAGGTGTAGGCGTATCTGCTACCTCTAATTCAATAGGTTTAGAAGTAAATGGAAATGGTACAATAGCTATTGAAGTTAATTTAGGTAACTCAAATAAAGGTTTAGTTATAAACAGCGGAACTTCGTCAACAGGTAATTTTATAGAATTAGATAAAAACGGAGTTGATAAATTAGTAGTAAATCAAGCTGGAGAATTAACTGCTACAAAGTTAATAAAACAAGGAGGTTTTGATTATCAGTTCTTAAAGGCTGACGGTTCAGTTGATAATAACGCGTATCTTACATCTGCTGACTTACCATCTACATTAGACTTATACGCTACAACATTTCCTGATCCTGTTATAGCAGGTTATACTGCCTTAGTTAGAAACATTGCAGACACAAGATATAATACAACTGCGGTAGATGTATCAACAGGAGTTATAACATCAGTTGGACAATTAGTTGGTTCATTAGTTACAGATGCAAATATTATATCAGGAAATCCTGGTGTTTTCGATTTTAAAACTATTGGTAATATAAGCAGAACAAGTGGAACAGGTCAAGCAGAGTTCTTCTTTAGAATATATAAAAGAAATTTAGCAGGAACTGAAACATTAATAGCACAATCAGATTATACACTACCTGTAACAAATGGAGGTTATGTTGAGTTTTCTGCAACTGCACTTTGGAATGATGGTATCTTTTTAGATACAGATAGAGTTGTTTTAAAATACTATGCAAATAGACTTACTTCTCCTGTTGGTTCAGACCCTACATATCAATTCCAATTTGGAGGAACAAGTCCCGTTAGAAGTTCAGCAGCTATTCCTACATCTGTAATGCCAAATATATATTTAAGAGATTTAGCTGATGTAGAAAATGTTGATGCTTTAAATAATGAGATATTATATTGGAATGACCCTGCATCTTTATGGGAACATTCACTTGCTGAAAATTTAGTTCCTTTGGCAACTGAGACTCAAAAAGGATTAGTTTCAACAGCAAGTCAAACATTCGCAGGAGATAAAACATTTACAGGGGCAATAGGAGCAAGTAATTTAAGTGGTACGAATACAGGAGACAATGCTACAAATACTCAATATAGTGGATTAGCAACATCAAAACAAGATACTTTACAATCTACTGTTAATATCAAATCTATTAACGGAAATAGTATTTTAGGAAGTGGAGATTTAACAATATCAGGTACAGGTATATCTTCATTAAATGGATTAACAGGTGCAACACAAACTTTTAGTATACTTACTAATATTTCAGGTTCACCAAGTTTTTCATCAACTGGCACAAATCATCAATTAAGATTACCTACTGCATCACCAAACGTAGATTATGGTTTAGTAACAAATGGAAGTCAATCTATTGGTGGTTCAAAAATATTCGAATCTAACCCAGAAATTCCTGTTCCCGCTGGAAATAGTGCAACCTGTATAGTTTTAGGAGCTGCTGGAGGTGGTGGTGCAACAGGTGCATTACAAATAGGAGATACTGTAACTTATCCTAATGGACAAGAGATACAAAGAGTTAAAGGTGTTACGAGTAATATTCAAACACAGTTAAACAACAAAGCAAGTATAATAGATGTGGCAGAACAAACATATAGTTTATCTCCTACATTTACTGTTACTGCTCCCACAACTATTGTAGCAAATACATATAAATGGCAACAAGTTGGGAGTTTAGTAACTGTTAGAGTAAATTTAAGTTATACTACTGCTGGAAGTTTTACCACAGTTGTTATTCCATTGCCTACCGATATGCCAACTCCATTGAGTCCAACAGGATTTACCGCAGCTTCAGATATTTTATATTATGGTACGGGAAGTTTTACCACAACAACATCAAATCCTGCGACTTTAGCGAGGGTTACATTTTTAAGAAGAAATGCAGCAGATACAGGGTTTGAGTTTGTTATGCTATATTCAACTGCTATTGCTGCAAGAGTAGTAGCACTAACCTTACAATACTTCACATAATGAGACATATAAGACAAATTAATTCAGTAGGTACAAATAGTTACACGATAGTTAATACAGAAGGCTATGTTGGAAATTTAGAAGACCATCCAATATTTACTAAATTCCCGAATGCATTTGAAATTTCAGAAGATGAGATTCCTGCGTATATACAGTATGTAAATACACCGACCTTAACTGTTCCAGACGAGGTACAGCTATGGAGAATTAGAACTATATTGAAACTAATGCAACTAGAAACTTCAATAGAACAAACACTAGAAACGCTACCTGAGCCTTCAAAGACAGCAGCAAATTACATTTGGAATTACGGAACAACAGTAGAGAGATCAAGTCAGACAGTTCTATTGCTACAGTCCGCCTTACAAATGACTGACGAACAGGTAGACAATCTATTTATACAAGCAGAAGCAATATTATTATGATCCTATTTATAATTGCATACGTATTATTTCTACCCTTAAGTTTAATTAATTGGTTCTTTGTTAAAGATAAATGGGGTTATTTCAAAAGTTCAGCAGTTAATATAGACAAGTTCGGAAATAGAGAGTTTAGAACCCTATTTAATAAAGTGCTTATAAGTAATAAAGGGTACAGGTTCGGTGACATTGGAGAGACAATATCTAGTGTTCTTGGAAAGAATCAATTGACAGGAACGCTTACAAGATTTGGCAGGGTTATCGTTTGGATACTAGACAAAATAGAGAATGATCACGCGATAAAATCAATTGATAAAATGACTATCTTTGTAAAAAATTAAATCAAATGAAAACAATAACAGAACAAGAATTAGAAGACTTAAGAAGAGTAAACTCAGAGTTTAATACTTTAAAAGGAAAAATCGCAGACGCTGAGATTGAAATCAAGAAACTTAACGTGTTTAAGGATGACGTGTTCTCTAAACTAGAGACGGTATCTATTGACTTCAAGGAACAAGAAAAGAAACTATTAGAAGTTTACGGAAACGTAAATATAAATTTAAGCACAGGAGAGATCACAGATGACAAAAATTAGCCAGTACCCAGAGATTACAACACCAGATGTTGATGACTTATTAGTTGGAACGGATGTTGAGAACAGTAATGCAACCAAAAACTTTACTATACAAAGTATAGTTGACTTGGTTAGTACTGGAATAACTCCAACGCTTCAACAGGTTACAATTGAAGGAAATACAACTACCAACGACATTGAATTAGTTGATAATGCTGAGGTGATATTTGGAACTGGTGGAGGTGTATTACTAGATAACACATCAAGACTTAGAGAGGGTACTATTGATGCTGGATTAGGTGGTTCAAAAGGGATCGCTCAAATATGCGGTGTTGGTTATGAGTTGAAATGGGAAGCAGGACGGTTATATGTAATGAATGGTAATGGTAATGGGATTAGACAATCATTGTATAATTTCAACATTGTACCTACTGTAGATGATGACAATACAAAAGCATACTATCAAGGATCGTTGTGGTCATTAGATAATGGAGATGTTTATGAATGTTCAGATGCAACAACAGGAGCTGCTGTTTGGGAATTAAAATATCCTGTAGATACAAGATCATATAAAGTCTATACAGCTTTGTTAACAAGAACTGGTGCTACTGCACCTACTGCAACTATCTTAGAAAATACATTAGGAACACTTACATTTGGTTATGATGCTCAAGGAATATATACTATAAGTTCATCAGGTTTATTTACTTTAGATAAAACCGTTGTTTTTGTTACAAACCAACAAAATGGATCGTTTGCAGTTGTTTTAAATGCTTCAAGAATAACTTCAAGTATTATCAATATGATTCAAAGTACTGATGCTGGTGCGAGCGATAATAATTGGCCTTATCCAGTATCTATAGAAATAAGAGTGTATGAATGATATCAGAAAGATATCTATAGGACCTAACTATAAGAGCGACGCGATGCACTTCATCGTCGGTCAGGAGGTCCTGGATAAGAGCTACACGATCCACTCTATACTACTAGATGATAAGTCTGGTGGTATAAAGGTATGGATAGAGAAGAACTCTGAGATATTCTGCTGGAAGGAGTTCAACATCAACATGCCAGTCTCACTAGAGTACAACATAAACTTCTGATGAGATCTCCAGATATGTTTATTGTCCGACCATTAGATGGTAGGCGATACGATAATATAAAAGAAATTGGGGGGGTTGACTTTATAACTAGCACATCTAAGGAGGACCACACGGTGTCTAATAGGCTTGCAGAAGTTATAAGTGTACCTTTAACTTATGACGGAAAAGTAAAAGTTAACGATATACTTTTAGTTCACCATAACGTGTTCAAGGTATACTACGACATGAAGGGTAGAGAGAAGAGTGGAGCCAGCTTCTTTAAGGACGACCTATTCTTTATAGACAACGAGCAGTACTTCATGTATAACCATGACGGTGAGTGGAACACACACTCAAAGTACTGCTTTATTAAGCCACTAAAACAGATGGAATCTACCATAAATAAGAACAGCAAGGAGGAGCCACTTATGGGTACTATTGTCTACATAAATCAAGAGTTGCTAGACCTTGGTCTAAGCATTGGAGATGAGATCTCGTTTGAGCCAGACAGTGAGTACCCATTCTATATAAACGACGAGAAGCTGTATAGGATGACCACCAAAAACATTACAATCAAATGGACCACAACATAATAAAACAGAAGATCATTGCTGCTGGATATAAGGCAGTTAATGAACTAATAAAGGTTGCAGAGGATGAGATTATAACTGGCATGGATACAGACCTGTCTGCTGACAAGCTGAAAAACGCAGCCGCTACAAAAGGCTTGGCAATCGAAGATGCCTTCCAGATACTTAATAGGATAGAGCAAGAGAACGACAAACTAACCGAGGAGGTTAAGGTATCGGAACCTAAAATACAGGGATTTGCAGAAAAAAGATCTAAATAACTTATACACAAGGCTTAGCGACTTCCTACCTGCTAACACCATACACATGAAGAACAAGGCTAAGTCTTGGGCTTATGGTTATGACGAGAAGCACGACCTGGTTGTAATATCTAAGGACGGAACCATTGGTGACATATACGAGATAAATGGTCTCAATATAGCACTGCCATCCGTCCCAAAAGACGTGTATAAAAGGGACGAGAAAAAGGAGAACCAGTACTGGGAACCAGCAGACTATCCAAGGGAACTGTCAAACATTAAGTCTATCTTCCAGTGGCACACGATGTCAAAGGAGTTCAAGGCCAAGTGGGTTGACTACATAGAGGGAGAGTTTGACCGTAGGGAGAACGGATTCTTCTTCAAGAACAACGGAATAGACACGTACATAACTGGCTCTCAGTACATGTATTTGCAGTGGACAAAGATTGACGTTGGACTTCCAGACTTCAGGGAGGCTAACAGGATATTCTTTATATTCTGGGAGGCTTGTAAGGCTGACGACAGGTGCTTCGGTATGACGTACCTTAAGATCAGACGTTCTGGGTTCTCGTTCATGGGATCAAGCGAGCTGGCCAACATAGGAACCCTTGCAAAGGATGCAAGACTTGGGATACTTTCCAAGACTGGTAACGATGCCAAGACAATGTTTACTGACAAGGTTGTGCCTATCGTGAACAACTACCCGTTCTTCTTCAAGCCGATACAGGATGGTATGGACAAGCCAAAGACAGAGTTGGCGTTCAGGGTTCCTGCATCCAAGATCACCAAGAAGAACATGTACGAGGACGGAGATGTTGAGATACAGGGTCTTGACACCACGATTGACTGGAAGAACACGGGAGACAACTCGTACGATGGTCAGAAACTACAGCTACTAATACACGACGAGAGCGGTAAGTGGCTCGCACCAGACAACATCCTAAACAACTGGAGGGTTACCAAGACCTGCCTACGATTAGGCAGCAGGATTATTGGTAAGTGCCTAATGGGATCCACTCCTAACGCGCTTGCAAAGGGAGGGTCAAACTTCAAGAAGCTGTACGAGGACTCAAACATAAAGACAAGGAACAACAACGGACAGACTAAGTCTGGCATGTACTCTCTGTATATACCGATGGAGTGGAACTTTGAGGGTTACATAGATCTGTACGGTATGCCAGTTTTCAGAGAGCCTTCAAAGCCAATGAAGAGTATAGACGGATCTATGATAAAGACTGGAGCAGTTGACTACTGGGAGAACGAGGTTGAGTCACTTAAGGGTGACGCTGATGCTCTTAATGAATTCTACAGACAGTTCTCTAGGACAGAGTCACACGCATTCAGGGACGAGAGTAAGTCATCCATATTCAACCTTACAAAGATATACCAGCAGATAGACTACAACGACTCACTTATAAAGGATAGAGTTCTAACGCGAGGATCGTTTAGTTGGCATAACGGAGAGAAGGACACTAGGGTTGTGTGGACACCAGATACAAGGGGACGGTTCCTAGTGTCTTGGATACCAAACAATCAGCTACAGAATAATGTAATCAATAAGAATGGGATGAGGTACCCAGGTAACGATCACATAGGTGCGTTTGGGTGTGACCCTTATGATATATCTGGAACAGTTGGTGGAGGAGGATCTAACGGATCACTTCACGGACTGACTAAGTTCAATATGGACGACGCACCAAGCAATCACTTCTTCCTTGAATACATAGCAAGGCCACAGACGGCAGAGATATTCTTTGAGGAGGTCCTAATGGCGTGTGTATTCTATGGGATGCCGATACTTGTTGAGAACAACAAGCCAAGGCTACTGTACCACCTAAAGAACAGAGGTTACAGGGGCTTCTCTATGAACAGACCAGATAAGCACATAACAAACCTGTCCAAGACAGAGAAGGAGCTAGGTGGTATACCTAACTCATCTGAAGATGTTAAGCAGTCTCACGCGGCTGCAATTGAGTCGTACATAGAGAAGTACGTAGGACTGGATATGGAGAGTACGTACAGGGACTCTGACGAGATGGGTAGCATGTACTTTACCAGGACAATAGAGGAGTGGGCTAAGTTTGATATAAACAATAGAACAAAGTTTGATGCTGCAATTAGCTCTGGATTAGCTATAATGGCTAACCAAAAGAATGTGTATCTTACGGCAAAAAAAGAATCGAAATTAAGCATTACCTTTGCGAAATATAATAACAATGGCAGATATAGTGAAATTATAAGATGAAGGAAGTAACTATTAAAATAAATCCTATAGGCTTTCCTGATCAATTTGCATCAGATAGAGAAAAGGAAACATACGAATACGGACTTCAAATAGGTCAATCTATTCAGTACGAGTGGTTTAGAAAGGATAACAGTAACTCAAGATTCTATAATCAGTGGGGCGACTTTCATAGGCTAAGGTTATACGCTAGGGGCGAACAGTCTGTGGCTAAGTATAAGAACGAGATGGCTGTAGACGGAGATCTAAGCCACCTAAACTTGGACTGGACTCCAGTGCCAATCATACCTAAGTTTGTTGACGTTGTTGTCAACGGAATGAATGACCGACTATTTAAAGTAAAGGCATACGCACAGGACTCTATATCACTACAGAAGAAGTCTAAGTATCAGGACATGGTACAGGCGGACATGCTGTCAAAAGATATTTTAACTGACATTAAGAATAATCTAGGTGTTGACGCGTTCGACACAAACCCTGATGATCTTCCAGAGAATGACGAGGAACTAGCTCTATATATGGAGCTTAAGTACAAGCCAGCCATAGAGATTGCAGAGGAGGAGGCCATAAACACTATACTAGATCAGAACAACTACAACGAGACACGCAAAAGAGTTGACTACGACATAGCCACACTAGGAATTGGTGTTGTTAAGCACATGTTCCTTCCAGGAGATGGAGTTAGAGTTGAGTATGTAGATCCAGCAAATATAGTTCACAGCTACACAGAGGATCCAAACTTTAAGGACTGCTTCTACTGGGGAGAGATTAAGACCGTACCTATAACAGAGCTTGTAAAGATAGACACTACGCTTACTAATGAACAACTTGAAGAGATTTCTAAGTATAGCCAGGCTTGGTATAACTACTACAGTTCATCCCAGTTTTATAGCAACAGCTTGTTTAACAATGACACTGCTACGCTGTTATATTTTAACTATAAGACTACCAAGAAGATAGTATACAAGAAGAAGAACCTTGAGAACGGGAACTTCAAGATAATAGATAAGGAGGACACTTTCAACCCACCTCAGGAGATGATGGATGAGGGGAACTTCGAGAAGGTTGAGAAGACTATAGATGTGTGGTACGATGGTGTGATGGTAATGGGTACTAATATTATGTTAAAGTGGGAGTTATCTCGTAACATGGTTAGACCTAAGTCAGCATCACAGCATGCTATGCCTAATTACATTGCGGTTGCACCAAGGATGTACAAGGGTGCAATAGAGTCTCTCGTTAAGAGAATGATTCCATTTGCTGACCTTATACAGGTTGTGCACTTAAAATTACAACAGGTTATATCTAAGGTAGTTCCAGATGGTGTATTCATTGATGCTGATGGTATTAATGAGGTTGACCTTGGAACTGGATCTGCATATACACCAGAGGATGCACTTAGACTATACTTCCAGACTGGTAGTGTAATCGGTAGGAGCTACACTGGAGATGGTGAGTTCAATAACGCAAGGGTTCCGATCCAGGAACTAAACTCAAACAGTGGACAGGCCAAGATATCTAGCCTTGTTGGTAGTTATAACCACTACCTAGGAATGATTAGAGATGTTACAGGTCTTAACGAGGCTCGTGATGGTTCTATGCCAGATCCTAACTCACTAGTTGGTGTACAGAAACTTGCTGCACTTAACTCAAACACAGCTACAAGACACATACTTGAGTCTAGCTTATACATTACTAAGACACTATCTGAAGCAATATCTTGCAGGGTTGCAGACATACTTGAGTACTCAGACTTTAAGGAGGAGTTCATCCTTCAGATTGGTAAGTACAATGTGAGTATACTTGAGGACATCAAGGAGTTACACATATATGACTTTGGAATATTTATAGAGGTTACACCAGATGAGGAGGAGAAGGCTCAACTAGAGGCAAACATTCAGATGGCCTTATCTAGAGACTCTATATACCTTGAGGATGCAATAGACATCAGAGAGATTAGAAACCTTAAGCTGGCTAACCAGTACCTTAAA